ATCGTATGGGAGGGTACATCATGACCTTCCCTATCTACGAAGGGGACACGGTCCTTCTTGTGTTCTCTCAGGTGAGCACGTCGGAGTGGCGCTCGACGGGGCAGGACTCCGAACCACTGGACACTCGCCGACACGGCATATCGGACCCGGTAGCCATCCCAATCGTTTGGCCTGATACCAACCCCCTACCGTCCGAGGACTTGGACAACCGAGCCAAGGGGCTCGTGCTTGGGAGGGAAGGGGGAAAAGCGCAGATTCATTGCCGCGAGCATTCGAACGCCCCCGACGACCCGGGGGACCCTGAAATCCTATTAGGCGTTGAGGCAACAGACTTCGTCGCCCTCTCGACGCCCACCATGGCGGATTTGAATGCGTTGAAGACTTCGGTGAATGCCCTGATTACCCAACTGGCCATACACACACACTCGGGTGTCACTTCGGGGAGTGCTGTGACTGGGCTACCCGGGAATGCCACGGAAATGAACAACGCTGCCGTAGGCACCCTCGCCGGAGTCGCGGCGACGGTAGCCAAAGCAAAGTGACACCAGGTAATACCAAGTAGTACCTAAGTGCTAGTTAGACTAGTTATGTGTCTATTCTTCTCCAGACCACGGACGGGGACCTCGACCTAACGAGCGATAAAAAGCTCACCCTCGTTACGGACGCGGCCGACGCTTGCGCAATCAAACTCCTAAACAAGTTCCGTTCCGTGCGGGGGGAGTGGTTCCTGGATACCCGGGTAGGTGTTCCGTACTTCGAATCCATCTTTGGCCGTAAAGAGCTAGACCTCGGAATCGTCAAGCAAATATTCCGGGAAGTACTTCTCACAACGGAACCCGTCGTCTCCGTCGAAACCATCGACGTCAACCTAACCCCCGACCGGGTCCTTCAATACAGCTTCTCCGTCGTCACGGACGAGGGTGCGCGGATTACTGGGGGCTCCCTTGAGCCCTTTATCGTCGAGGTGCGGTAATGGCTTTCGGAGCGCTGTCTACTGGGTTTGAGCTCAAAACGGTCCAAGACATATTGGGGGAGATTGAAACCGAGCAACTCTCTGCCATTGCGGCCGACCTCGACGTCTCCGCCCAAACCCCCCTCGGTCAAATCAACGGCATCGTTTCTAGCCACCTAGCGGAGGCCTGGGAGCTTCTCCAGACCTGTTACAATGCCTTCAACCGGGACGCGGCCGAGGGCACGCTATTGGTCAATCTGGGCGCCCTGACGGGGACAATCGCCAGCGCTGCGACGTACTCCGTCGTCAAGGCGACCATGGCCCTGGACGCCAACAAGACCGTCTCCGCGGGGAGCGTCGCGAACGTAGCGGGGCAGTCGACGAACCGATGGGTTCTTCAGGAAGACGTCGTCTCGACGACGGCAGGGAACTACACGGGCATCTTCGTCGCCGACACGACGGGGCCTCGGATTTGCAACGCAGGGACGCTCACGGTCATCACGGCCCCTGTCTCCGGCTGGAACTCTGTCACCAACCCCCTCGACGCGGTCCCAGGGCACGCCCAAGAGACCGACACGGCGTTCCGTATCCGGCAGGACGAAGAGCTTTCCGCCACGGGTGCGGGGACGCTCGACGGCATGCGCGCCGACTTGCTCAACCTCCTGGGCATGGTCTCCGTAGACATCCTTGAGAACCAGACCATGGTCACGGATTCCAACGGTCTGCCGGCGAAGTCGTTCGAATGCGTCTGCTTCGACGGGCTCACCCCCGCGGTAGACGACGGGGACATCGCTCAAGTCATCTGGGACGGCAAGCCCTCCGGGATTGAAATGTACGGGTTAACGACTGGCTACGCCATCGACAGTCAAAACAACGTCCGAGACGTCTACTTCTCCCGCCCCACGGTCAAGGAGTACTACGTCACGATTGAAGTCCAGACGACGGAACTCTTCCCCTCGGACGGCGTCGACCAGCTAAAGACAGCCCTCGCCGCGGCGTCTCTCGAAATGTGCCGCTTGGCCAAGAGTGTGCGCAAGGTCTTCCTCGAGGCAGCCGTGACGAAGGTCGCGGGCGTCGAGAACATGACGTACCTCAAGCTCGGGTTCTCCGCGTCGCCGACCGGAACGAGCGACCTTACAGTCGGGGCCAGGGAAATCGGGCACCTCGATACGGCACACATTGTGGTGAACCTGCTGTGATTCCGGTCAAGCTCACGGACCACGTCGCGAGGGGGCTCGCGAAGCTCACGGACCAGTTCCGAGGACGACCTGTTATCGAGGCGATTCTTTCTTCGTACCTGCATCAGATTCAGCTCCTCGAGGACGCTACGTGGAAGGTCATCGAGTGCCGCATCCTCTCGGCGGACACGGTCGGGGACCAGCTTGACCAGATTGGGAAGCTCGTCGGCGAGGCGAGGGAGGGGCGGAGCGACGCGGACTACTTCCCGGCGATTGCTCTCCGAATCAAAATCAACCGCTCGGATGGACGCGCGGAAGACATTCTCCAAGTAGCAGCCCTCAAGATTCTCGACGTCGCGGCGTTTGAATACTCCGAGGGCTACCCCGCGGGATGGATGATTTCCACATTCGGAATCACGACATCTTTGGCCAAAGCGCTTCTCAAGATGCTCGGCCAAGCAAAGTCGCTTGCCACGATGGGGCACCTCCACTTCTCCGTGACGCCGGACATAAACGACGACTTCATCTGGGATTCCACGGACGCCTCCGTCACGGCCGGCTCCGGGTTCTCGGATTACATCTCTGAATTGCCAGCGAGTTCACTTACTAGCGCACAGGAAATTGACGCATGAGCCGACCCGTAAACCCCTCGTATACCCTACCCACGTGGGCTGACGATTCGAATTACTCGGCCGGCTCCGAAGCTTGGAGCGGGACGGCCACGAAGGTAGCTCCTCTGACGCGGCTCTGGACGCCGAACACGAAGCCCCCGGCGCAGTACTTCAATTACGTCCTAGACCAAGCGTTCGACACGGACGCGGCAGCGAAGGCGTATCAGCAAACGATGATGGACTTCGTCGGGCAAATGCAGGCGATGAATTGGCCGGCGCGGACGATTAACGACGTGAATTATTCCTACGGGCCCGCGGCGGTTTGGAATAGCTGGTACAAGAATTGGGTCATCTCCGCCAACGACGATCCGCTCAATAACCACGACGCGACGATTAGTATTTCGTACGACGGGCGTACCTGGCAAGCGGGCTCCGCATTCCCTGGCAAGGGGGACATCGGAGCTATCTGCGTCAACCCGACGAATGGGAGGCTGGTAGCAGTCTCAGATAGCGCCACGAACGGCGGGAAGCTTTCCGCAAGGTCTGCGGGGGGAGGCTCATGGACACAGAGCGGTACAGCCAACACCGGGGACAATGCTACGGAGTGTTTGCACTACTTCAATAGCCGAATCATTTTCATGGGACGCGAAGGCGGAACGAACGGCGTCATCCTCGTATCGACGGACGACGGAGATAACTGGGCAGCGTATTCAGGGACCTACCCCACGGCCGCTGCGTCGGGATACAAGTTCTTCAACGCGGCCGACGACGGCACCACGTTCGTTTCGTTTCCACGAGACCCGTCCACAACATCAAACGACAAGTTCATGTACTCCACGGACGGGCACAACTTCAGCGTCGGGACCATGCCGGAAGCCGTCAACGTCCAGGCCGTGGCCTACAGTTCGCTTACGGGTAAGTTCATGGCTCTGAGCTCCGTGAACTCTGGAGCCACCAAAGTGTTCACGTCTTCGGACGGCGTCACGTGGACGAAGGTCTTCACGGCCGGCGCAGTGGTCGGGGGCATCGACTCCGCGGCGTATCCCTGGCGAGCGCTGACGTGCTGTGGGTCTCTCTGGGTCGCGCTCGAGAAGACGGACGGGCGAGTGTGGTTCTCGTACGACGACGGGGTTACCTGGAAACTGTCGACGTTCAATTACAAGGACGATGCGGGGAACACGGCCACGGAAAGAGCCGCGATGGTCGTACCTACAAGAAACTACCTCGCCTCGAACGGGCACCAAATGCTTCTAACGACTCGAGCCAACTTGTGGGCGAGTCTCTCAATGGGTCTACCGTCC